ACAGGGCCAGCTCGTCGACGGTCGCGGTGCCGGGGAGCACCCACTCAGGGGCGGGGTCGGTGCGGCCCTCGGCCGGGTGAGTTCCCGTCCCTCGGGTACGTCCTGACCGACTGGATCGAAGCGCACTGCGTGATCCCCGACGGGTTCAACATCGGCGAGCCGTTCGTGCTCTCCGACGAGCAGTTCCGGTTCATCGTCAACCACTACCGCCTCCGCCCCGACATCGAGTTCAACCCGGCCAGCCCCCTGCTGGCCTCGGCCTTCCGCTACCGCCGCTCGCAGCTCGTGCGGGCCCAGAAGTGGGGGAAGAACCCGCTGGTGGCCGCCATGATCTGCGGCGAGGGTGTCGGGCCGGTGCTGTTCGCCGGCTGGGCCGCCGGCGGCGAGGTGTGGGACTGCCGGGACCACGGCTGCGGCTGCGGCTGGGTCTACGCCTACGAGCCGGGCGAGCCGATGGCGATGCCGTGGCCCACCCCGCTCATCCAGATCACGGCCACCTCCGAAGAGCAGACCGACAACACCTACGCCGCCCTCCGCCCGATGATCGACCGGGGCCCGCTGTCCGAGGTGATCCCGAAGACGGGGGAGCAGTTCATCCGCCTCCCGGGCGGTGGCCGGATCGACACGGTGACGTCTTCGGCCACCTCCCGCCTGGGCCAGCGCGTCACCTTCGTCCCCCAGGACGAGACCGGCCTCTGGCTCGCCGAGAACCGCATGCGCCGAGTCGCCGAGACCCAGCGCCGTGGCCTAGCCGGCATGGGTGGCCGGGCGATCGAGACCACGAACCCGTGGGACCCGGCCGAGGGCTCCGTCGCCCAGCGCACCTTCGAGTCGTCCGCCGAGGACGTGTACCGGGACTACCGCCTGCCGCCGGCGCACCTGAGCTACCGCAACAAGCGCGACCGCCGGAAGATCCACCAGTTCAACTACGCCGGCTCACCGTGGGTCGACATCGACGCCATCGAGGCCGAGGCCGCCGAGCTCATGGAGACCGACCCGGCGCAGGCCGAGCGGTTCTTCGGCAACCGGATCCAGGCGGCCGAGGACGCTGCGTTCGACCTGACCCGCTGGGGCGAGCTCACCGACGCCACCAAGGTGGTCGAGCCCGGCTCGCTGATCGTGGTGGGCGTCGACGGCGCCCGCTTCGATGACGCCCTGGCCATCATTGCCACCGACGTGGTGTCGGGCCACCAGTGGCCGCTCGGCATCTGGACCCGCCCCGAGAACGCCGACGACGACTACGAGCACCCCGCCGATGAGGCCGACGCCGCCATGGTGGAGGCCTTCGAGACCTTCGAGGTCTGGCGGGGCTACTGCGACCCCCAGTGGATCGATCACCTCATGGACCGCTGGTCGGGCCGGTGGGGTGACCGGATCGTCGGCTGGGTGACCCACCGTCCGAAACCGATGGCCTACGCCCTGCGGGCCTACCGGGCGGCGATGACCGGCGGCGACCTGTCCCACGACGGCGACTCCGTGTTCGCCTCGCACATCGGCCACGCCCGGCGCCGCAAGGCCGTGGGCGCGTACGACGAGGACCGCCGCCCCATGTGGACGGTGTCGAAGGCGTCGCCCGGGTCGCCGCTCAAGATCGACGCCGCCGTGGCGGGGTGCATCTCCTGGGAGGCCCGTGGCGACGCGATCGCCGCCGGGGCCGTGAAGCGCAACCGCCGCCGAGCCTCCGTCTTCATCTAGCCACCGGAAAGGGGGCCGCAGCACATGGACCCCCTTGCCACCCTGATGAAGCTCTCCGAGGCGCTGGACCTGCGGGCCAAGGAGGTCGCTGAGGCTGAGGCCTGGTACTCCGGCGAGCACCCGATCCCCGAGCCGCCGGCGAACACCGCCGCCGCATCCGACGCCGAGTCCCGCATCGCCTTCCAGAGGATGGCCCGGCTCGCGGTCACGAACTTCCTCCCCGCCGTGGTCGACGTGCCCGCCGCCCGGCTGAACAACGAGGGCTTCCACTTCTCGCAGTCCCCGGCGTCGACCGACACCGAGGCGTGGGACATCTGGCGCCGCAACCACCTCGACGGTGACTCGGACCTCACCGAGCACGCCGCGCTTCGCTGCGGAACCTCCCCGGTGCTCGTATGGGTCACCACCGACGGCAAGGCCGAGGTCACGGTGGAGGATCCTGCGCAGGTGGTCGTGGCCTACGAGCCCGGGTCGCGCCGGAAGCGCAAGGCCGCCCTCAAGCGGTGGTTGAACGACGACGGCCGCACCTACGCCACGCTCTACACCCCGGACCGGGTCTACAAGTACCAGTCGACCGGCCGCGCCACGAACACCAACCTGGTGGTCCCGCAGTTCGGGCGCATGGCGTGGGAGCAGCGCATCGTGGCCGGCGAGGAGTGGCCGGTCCGCAACCCGTGGGGCGTCGTCACCATGGTCGAGGTGAGGGCCAACCCGGGCCTGGCTGCCGCCCCGTACGGCGGCGGCGAGTCCGAGTTCGCCGGCCAGATCAACGAGCAGCGCAAGATCAACCAGACCGTGATGAACATGCTCGTCACCATGGAGCACCAGGCGTTCCGTCAGCGGTGGGCCACGGACTGGGACTACCCGGTCGACATCGACGGCAAGCCCGACAAGGCCGCCATGCTCAAGGCCTCGGCCTCCCGGCTGATGGTCTTCAACAACGAGGACGGCAAGACCACCCCGAAGGTCGGCGAGTTCGCGCAGGCCAACTTCCAGCCGTTCCTCGAGGCCCTCGAGTTCTGGGTCAACACGATTTCCACCGGTTCCGGCACCCCGCCGTACGCGTTCACCCTCGGCAACATGATGAACGTGGCCGCCGACATGATGGCCCGCATCGAGGGCGTCCAGTCGGACAAGCTCAAGGTCCACTCGCGGAACTTCGGCGAGGCCTGGTCCGAGGTGATGCGCCTGGCCCTGCTCGTCGAGGGCAACCCGAAGGCCGCTGACCCCGCCATCACGGTCGTGTGGGGCGAGTTCGACCGCCGCACCGCCACCGAGCAGGCCAACCTCGCCCAGATCGCCCACAACCTCGGAGCGCCGAAGGAGGCAGTGTTCGCGATGCTGCCCGCCGTCGACCAGTCCGAGGCGAAGCGGTGGGTGGTCGAAGGCATCGCCGACGAGCTCCGCGCCGCGACAACCGCACCCCCCGCACCCGCCCCGGTGAACGATGCCCCCGCCGCTTGAAGCGGCATCGGCAACCTTCGCCCGCCAGGTCGACGCTCTCGCCACCGAGACACGCTCCCGCCTCCTGCGCATCTGGGACTCGCTCGCCCCGTGGGGTGACGCGGAGATCGACGAGTTCCACCGCATCGCCCGCCCTCTCGTCGAAGCAGCATCGAGGGTCGGGGTAGATCTCGCATCCACCTGGGCCGAGACGGCCTTCCCTGGCCAGACGGCCCCCACGTCCCCGCTGATCCCCGCCGACGCAGCTGCCAGGCTCTTCGACCCCGCCGACCGCATGGCGCGCCTCATGGCCAACGGCGCCACCTTCGAGGATGCCGCCGCAGCCGCCCGCCAGGTGGTCGACGACCTCGGCCACGACACCGTGTACCGGTCTGCTCGTGAGGGCGTAGCCGACGCCTCCCCGCCCGGGAAGCAGTGGCGGCGCAGGGTCACGGGCGAATCGTGCCGGTGGTGCCTGTCGCTCGCCGGGGCCACGTTCTACACCGCCGAGTCGGCCACCTTCGGCCACACGCACTGCGACTGCCTCCCCCAGCCCGTCGAAGCGGTCGCCGCCCACAACCAGTCGATCATCGACGCCGCCGGCGGAGACATTGAGGTCAAGAAGTACAAGCAGCTCGGCAAGCTCCGCCAGTCGGAGCGCACCGCCCGCCGCCGCCAGGCGCAGGCGCGAGACGAGCAGCGCACCGAGGTGGACCCGGCCCGCCGGGCACGCCTCGAGATCCGTGAGCAGGAGTGGGAGACCCGGGCCGAGCGCGCCGCCGAAAGGGTGCGCGTGCTCACCACCGGAACCCACCAGCTCTAGATCGCCCAGCGAACCGCTGGACGGACACCAGGCCCGAACCGGGCGCCCCCACTTGGAGAACCTCCAATGACCACGTCATCCCTGGCCGACCCGGCCACCCTGGCCCGCCTGCGCACGTCGCCGGTCACCGCTCGCTACTTCACCGCCGACGGCCATCTGGTCGACGTCCGTGGTGGCGACGGCCCGACCGACCCGCCTGCGGAGCCGCCCGCCCCGGCCGAGCCCCCGGCCCCCGAGACTCCGCCCGAGCCTCCCCCCGCCGCAGCGGACCCCGCCAGGCTTCCCGACGATCACCCGCTCGTCACGGCGTTCCAGCGGGCCAAGGCCGACCTGGCCGACGCCAAGCGCAAGACCGACGAGGCCGCCGAGCAGGCGCGCCTCGCCGCCCTGTCCGACGCTGACCGCCGGGTCGAAGAGGCCCGCATCGCCGGCAAGGAGGAGGCCACCAAGGGCTTCGGCTCCGTGCTCGCCGCCGCCAAGATCGAAGCGGCGCTGACCGGGATCGTCCCCGACCCGGCGGCGATCGTCGAGGACCTGAACGTCTCCCGCTACCTCACTGATGCTGGCGAGGTCGACGCCACGAAGGTCGCCGAGCTCAAGGCCAAGTACCAGGCACTGGCCAAGACGCCGGGCGCTGGTTCCGCCGACGGAGGCCCGCAGGGGTTGCCGCCGCAGCCCAAGAGCCTCGACGAGCAGATCACCGAGGCCCGCGCCTCCGGCAACACGGCCCTGGCGATCTCCCTCAACAACCAGAAGCTCGCCGCGCTCGCGGTCCCGCAGTAACCGCCCCCACCACTGGGGTCGGGTGAACACCCCCAACCGCCGGAATCCCCGGCCCCACCAGAAAAGGACACACCCACCATGGCCGGAATCTCCGCCCTCGGCACCACGTACAACCTCCCCAACTACACCGGCGAGCTGATCTCCATCAGCCCCGGTGAGACCCCGCTGCTCTCCGCCATCGGCGGGCTGACCGGCGGCATGCAGGCCACCTCGACCGAGTTCGAGTGGCAGACCAGCGACCTCCGCGCCGCCGCGCAGAACGTGGCGCTCGAGGGGGCCGACGCCCCGACGGCGACCGGCCGCGTCCGCGCCAACGTCACCAACGTCGTCCAGGTCCAGCAGTCCAAGGTGGCCGTGAGCTACTCCAAGCTCGCCGCCGTTGGGCTCAAGGCTGGCTCCAACAACGACCTGCCCAACCCGGTGAACAGCGAGCTGGACTGGCAGGTGGCGCAGGAGCTCACCGCCATGGCCCGCGACATCGAGTACTCGTTCATCAACGGGTCGTACCAGAAGCCGTCGGACAACAGCACGGCCCGCAAGACTCGCGGTCTGCTCGCTGCCATCACGACCAACCTCCAGGCCAAGGCCACGAGCACGATCACGGGCCTGTCGGCTGCGACCGACACCGTGACCGAGACCGCCACCGCCCTGTCCAACGGAGACCAGATCGTGTTCACCGACGTGGGCGCCTCCACCGGCATCTACGTCGGCCGCGTGTACTACGTCGTGTCGAAGTCGACCAACGCCTTCAAGGTGGCCGCCACCTCCGGCGGTTCGGCCATCACGATCGGCACCGCCACGGTGGCCTACCGGGTGCCGTGGACCACCACCCTCGCCACCAGCCACGTCGACGACCTGCTCCAGCTCGCCTACGACAACGGTGGCGTGGTCAACGACGGCACGGCGACGCTGCTCGTCAACTCCATCCAGAAGCGGGCCATCACCGCCGCCTACGCCGGCGCCTACGGCAAGTTCACCGAGACGAGCCGCACCGTCGGTGGCGTCGCGGTGGAGACCATCGTGACCGACTTCGGCATCGTCAACGTGATGCTGGACCGCTTCATGCCGCAGGACGCCATCTGCGTGGCGACCCTCAGCGAGCTCGCCCCGGTGTTCCTGGAGGTCCCCGGCAAGGGGCACTTCTTCGCCGAGCCGCTCGCCAAGACCGGCGCCAGCGAGAACGTGCAGCTCTACGGCGAGGTGGGCCTGGCCTACGGCGCCGAGAGCCACCACGGCCTCGTGACCGGCCTCAACGTCTGAGGCTGACGTCGTGACCGCCCTGGCGACCACCGCTGACTACGAGGCCCTGACCGGGCAGAACCTGGACGACGCCGAGCTGGTGCGCGTCTCTCGTCTGCTCGATCTGGCTTCCGAAGCGGTGCTCGCCGGGGCCCACGGCCAGAACATCGAGTCGCAGACCTACACCGCCGCCACCCTGTACGGCCACGAGGGCGTGTTCCTGTTCCCTCAGCGCCCGGTCACGGCGGTGGCATCGGTGGTGGTCAACGGCACCACCTACACGTCCGACGAGTACCGGTTCACGCCCGGTGGCGACCGCCGCCCGGCCGAGCTCATCAAGCGTGTGGCGGGCCGTGACGTGGGGTGGGGGTGGCACGAGGCCACCGTGACCTACACGGCCGGGTGGGTCGACGTGCCCGCCCAGATCATCGCCGCCACCGTGGCGGTCGCCCGGGGCGCCTACATGGGCTCGGCCGACACCGTGCTGACCGCCACCGCGGCCGGCGCCCTGGTGCCCGAGTACCCCGCCTCGAACCTCAACCTGACCGCCATGAAGCTCACCCCCGCGGTGCAGGCCGTCGTCGACCAGGTGTGTGGGGTGCGCTCGCCGGGTTCGGTGGAGCTCGTCCGTGGTTGACATCGACCTCTCCGAGGTGGCCGACCTGGCCCGCATCCTCGAGGAGGCCCCGGAGCAGGCGGCCAAGGTCGCCCACGAGGCCGGGATCACGGTGGGCACCGCGATGCAGGCCGGGGCGAAGGCCGCTGCCAACGAGGACACCGGCTGGCTCCGGTCCAAGGGCATCCGCCGGCGCACGTGGAAGTCGAAGGAGGGGAGCCACACCGACGTGTTCACGATCCCCAACGACGAGGGCGTGAACGTGGGCTTCCACCACGAGTACGGCAACTCCACAACGCCGCCCACAGGGTTCCTCTCCTCGCAGATGGTGGCCGGCGCTCCCGCCTACGAGGCGGCCATCGTCGCTGGCCTCGACCCGCTCGGCGGTGCCTGATGGCGCTCGCCAACCCCACGACCCACACGACCGCCCTGGTGGCTCTCCTGGCGACCGCTGGCGTGGTCGTGGGCGATGCCACCGCCCCGACGGTGCGCTGGGGCTGGCAGGGCACGCCGGGCCGCTCCGTCTTCATCCCCCACGCCATCGTCTACCTGCTCGACCAGGCCTTCGACGGCTCGCTCGGCTGCCCCGACTCCGACTCGGACCTCTCCTGGCAGGTCACCTGCATCGGCGAGACCCGGGCCACCTGCGACACGGTCCGCCACGCCGTGAACACCGCCCTCATCGGCGCCTCGCTCACAGTCGCCGGCCGGTCCGTCGCCCGCATCCGGGCCGAGGGTGGCGCCGCCATCCGCCGTGACGATTCGGTCGCCCCCGCCCTGTTCATCTCGACGCCGCGGTTCGCGGCCTGGTCCACCTGAAGGAGACCCCCATGCCCGTCACCATCACCCACCCCGATCTCGGCGAGTCCACCTGCTCCGAGTCCGCTGTGCGCCTCCACGAGGCCAACGGCTGGAAGCGCAAGCCCGCCGCCCAGAAGTCCGAGGGCACCGCCCCGGCGAAGAAGGCCTCCACCGCGGTGGCCGACACCACCACCAACAAGAAGGAGTCCTGATCATGCCCACCAAGCTGCCCTACGACCAGAACGTGCGGGCGGTGTGGGCGACCTCGGTCGCCTCCATCGCTGCCCCGACCGTCGCCGAGATCGGCGCCGGCGTCGACATCACCTGCCTCCTCACGAAGGACGGCCTGGCGTTCAACGTCACCACCGGCTCGATCGACGCGTCGACGCTGTGCTCGCGCTTCATGCACACCGAGCCCGGCTCCACCGACGTGAAGCCCCACCTCAAGGGCTACCGGTTCACCAGCACCGACGACGACCTGTGGGACCTCCTCAACTGGGGTGACGCCGGCTACCTGATCGTCCGCCCGATGGTGCCCTACGGCACCGCCGTGGCCGCCGCCCAGAAGGTGATGGTGTTCGCCGGGAAGTTCAGCGACCCGATGCCCGCCGCCACCGCGGCCAACGCGATGCAGATCGTGGAGGCCGACCTGTTCACCTCGGACGTGAACCTCAAGGCCGCCGTCGCCGCCTGATGGCCGGCATCGACGACTTCCTCGACGGGTACGAGCCACCCGTCGAGGAAGTCCCGGTCTGTGGGCGCCCCGGCCTCATCGCCGAGCACGCCCTGGTCGAAGCCGAGGTCGCCCGCCACAGCATCCACGGCACCCTCGGCGGGCCGCCACAAGAACTGCTGGACCGGCTCGCCGAACTCGAGGGCGAGATCGACGCGTCGGTCACGGTCTTCCGGTTGCAGGCCATCGCGAACCGGCCATGGGCCGACCTGCTCGCCGCCCACCCTCCGACGACGGAGGAACGGGCGAAGGGCTACGGCGTCCACCCCGAGACGTTCGAGCCTGCCGCCCTCGCCGCCTGCGCCATCGAGCCGGCGCTCACGGTGGAGCAGGCCGAGCGGATCGCCGACACGGTCCCACGGTCAGAGTGGGCAGCGTTGACCGACGCCGTCCGCCGGCTCCACGAGGATCGGTCGACCGCCCCAAAATCGCCGCTGCTCTCCGCACTTCGCCCAGCGAACGCCGGCTCCTCGGCTACGCCGCTGGACGAGGGATCGCTCGGGGAACCTTCCTCGGACGGCAGCGGCGAGCAGTAACCGAACACCACTACGACGACGAGGGCCGCATGGTCCGGTCCGTCACCACGTTCGATCCCGAGTGGACCGACGAGGACATCGACGCCGCACTCGCGTGGGTGGACGACGAGGCGCTGCGGTGCACCGGCTGCGGCCACCACCGTGACGAGTCGATGGCTGAGGGCATGGACCAGGCCTACGAGTCCACCGGTCGCGTGTGCCACGCGTGCGCTGACCGGGACCGCACGCGCGCTGCGTGGGCGGAGAAGAAGGGCGACACGGCCGGCCTGTATTGGGCGACCCGCAAAACGGATGGAGGCGAGTAGATGACCGACAAGGTGGCTCTCGTCCGACTCCGGGCCAAGAATGACCAGTACGACGCGGCCATGGCGCGGTCCAAGAAGGCGACCGATGACCTGGCAGCGACGTCCACCCGGTTCGCCGGGATGTCCGACAAGTTGGGCGAGGTCGGTTCCAACCTCAACCGGTCCGTCACCTTGCCGTTGGCGTTGGCTGGTGCGGCGTCGTTCAAGCTGGCCAAGGACTTCAACACCACCTTTACGCAGATGGCCACGTTGGCCGGCGTGCCGGTGTCGGAGCTCGAAGGGCTCAAGCAGTCCGTGTTGGATCTGGCGGGCGAGACCGGCCAGGCGCCCGCTGAACTGGCTGAGTCGCTGTACCAGATCTACTCGTCTGGCGTCCCCGCGTCGGAGGCCATGAACGTCCTGCGGGCGTCGGCGCAGGGCGCGGCCCTCGGTCTCGGTGAAGCCGCCGGGGTGGCTGACGCTGTCACCGCCGCGATGAACACGTACGGCGCCGGGAACTTGTCGGCCGCCGAAGCCACCGACCAGCTCACGGCCGCCGTCAAGGCAGGTAAGGGCGAAGCCTCGGAGCTGGCTCCGCA